ACGCGGCCCAATCATAATACCAGTGCAAACGCCGAAGTCCCCGGCGGTTATTCCTGAGGTTACGACTGATAGCCCGATGACCGGCGTGCAAAACTCGGATCCGGGCGCCTATGGTTTTCAGCCGTCGATATTGGGCGGCGCCTTTCCCGGAAACTACCCGCCGTCCGCGAATATTGCTCAGCCAAATACCATTTTCCATAACATGCGCTGGTGGCTCGTCACCAATCTTCGGCAAATGCTCAGCGAGGCTTACGTTGAACTCGGCCTAGTCCAGACTATTTGCAAGGTGCCAGTAGAAGACGCACTGCGCGGTGGTATCACGATCAAATCAAAACAACTCGACGAAGATCAGATATCGGAACTTGCGGCGCTTATGGACGAGCAAGGCGATACGGAAACCGCTGGCGAGGCCGCTGAGTGGGATCGGCTTTTCGGTGGCTCGGCCGTCCTGATCTTTACCGAAGATGATCCAAGCGAACCGCTCGTTATCGACGATATTTACGAAGGCGAGGATATCGAGTTCCGCGCGGTCGATCTTTGGGAACTGTTTTTCGATTTGGTGTCGGTCGGTAGTTACGAAGAGGCGCTATCGGATCCGAACGTCGAGTATTTCGATTATTACGGTGAGCGCATTCATAGGTCGCGCGTTCTTTTGTTGAAAGGTATCAAGGCACCGTCTTTCGTTCGCCCGCGCCTTCGCGGTTGGGGCGTGTCGGTTGTTGAAACGCTCGTCACCGGCATAAACCAGTATTTGAAAGCCGCGAATCTAACCTATGAAGTGCTCGACGAATTTAAACTCGATATCTACCGTATCAATAACTTTGCATCGTCGGCATTTGCTCAAGGCGGCCTCGAAAGTTCTTCGGTACGCGACCGCGTGGAAATGGTGAACTTTCTAAAGAACTTCCAAAACGCGATCGTGCTCGATAAAGAAGACGAATACGAAAATAAGCAGCTATCGTTTACGGGGCTTGCCGAGGCCCAAGCCGGTATCAGAATGCAAATCGCCAGCGATATGCGTATGCCGCTGACGAAACTATTCGGTATGAGCGCGCAGGGCTTTAATTCGGGTGAAGACGATATCGAAGTCTACAACGGAATGATCGAGTCGTCGGTTCGCCGCAAACTAAAACGCCCGATACTTCAAATGGTAAAGATCAGGTGTCAGCAATTATGGGGTTTCGTACCCGACGATTTGCAGATAGCCTTCAAACCCCTACGCGTCATGAGTTCTACCGACGAGGAAACCGTAAAAACCTCACTCTTCAATCGGGCCCTGCAAGCGCGCCAGGCCGGGGAACTCGATTCGGACGAGTTTGCAGATATCATGAATCGCGGCGAGCTATTTCCGATCCGGATCAAGTCGCAGAAAGCCGAATTGGGTCTCGACGATAACTTAGACGACACCATCGAAGAGGACGATAGACCTGGGAAGGGCAAAGTGAATAAGACACGCGGTAAAGACACCAATACGAATGCGCCAGCGAATAACACGCGACACCTACGCGTTATGAACTCGCGAGAAACACGCGAGCGAGCGCCCATTATCGTTTTGCCACCACCCTATACGACGGGTGAACGTATACGCCGGTCGGTATTCAATTCTACCGCTTTTGACCTCGCAAGCTACGAGGCGGACGGCGGCGATAATTGGATCGATCCGCAACGGGCAAAGCTTTTCGAGGATCCGCTAGGTGTCGATCAAACGCTTTGGTCAAAAGCCCGTTTGGGTAGCAAGGACGCATTCAAGGGTGAAGTCCGTTGGCAATATACCGCTTGGTTATATCGTAAAATGGGCGGCCGTTTTTCAAACTTAAACTAGGGAGAATGACTTATGCGTTGGATAGTTGGTATGACACTCGGAGAAATGGAAACTCAGGCGATTCGCGATGCGATGAAACACCATGACGGTAACAAAACGCAGACCGCCCGTGCGCTCGGTATTTCCGAACGCACGCTTTACGATAAGCTGAAAGCGATCGAACTACTCGATTACAATACGCGGCAAGCTATTATCGAGGATACGGAAACGCGCCGGGTTTGGCTCGCTCGTCAGCGCGGCGGCCGCGACACCTATCCGGGTGAGGCCGAAGGTGAGAATAGAACCGTCGTGAAGGAAATAGAATCCGGTTTCAAAGAAGACGATCCGCATAATGAAAAATACGAACCAATGCCAGCCGCTAAGAGGAGTCGGGCAAAATGAAAACTCTGTTAGCTTTCATTTTTCTTCTCAGCGCGTGTCGATCGTCGTCACCAAGCGAGGGTCGATTAATTACTGACCCGGTTATGCAAGCGAAGGCTATTCGATACCAACAAAAGAAAGTCGATTGCCTAAAAACGTCAATGGGTGATGACGAGTATTTGAAATGCGTTGGTATGAAACGATTGAATGCAAATGACCTTTACTGCGAAGGCCCGAATTGTTGGGAAGACTTAAAAAATGATCAGACAGGTCTTCGCGAATGACCGTCATCGTCCGCAAAGGTGTCAAGTATAAAGTCCTTCCGGTTATTCCGATAACGCAGGGTTATTGGGACGAGCTTATGGATCGGATCAAGGCCGAGTTTCGTAAAAAGCTCTATGGCCCTATGCTCAAGAAAATTAAAAAACCCGTATCGAGCGTCCACAACGCGATTGACGATGCTTTGATCGCTGCAATCAAGTCAGGGCGCGTGGTCTACCATCGCGGGCGTATATCGGGGAAGTTTTCCGCGCAAATTTCTCGAGAAATTAAACGTATGGGCGGCACTTGGGATAAGAAAACCTCTTCCTTCCGATTGCCTAAGTCCCAAATGCCCGCCGCCGTCAAGCGAAACGTTGCGTCCGCTAACGAAAAATTTCAAAAACAAACGGCGTCCATATTAAAGGAACTGAATCGGAAGAAACTTCCGGAAGAAATTGCAAAAGGCATAAAAGCGAAAGATATTTTTGACCTTCAACTCGGAAAAGTTGACAATGACACCGATAAGTCTCTAAAGAATATTACAGTCCCAGCAAAGCTTACTTATTCCGAACGCGCTAAATTGTCACGAGAGTGGCAAAACAACTTGCGAATTTGGATAAAAGATTTTGCAAAAGAGGAAATTCAGTCTTTGCGGGAAACCGTTAAGCAGAATGTTTTCGAAGGCGGACGATACGAAGGTCTGATCGAGGGAATACAATCATCCTATGGTGTCACCTCGAGAAAAGCAAGGTTTCTTGCGCGGCAAGAATCAAATTTATTGCTCGCGAAGTTCAAAGAAACCAAATACCAATCGGCCGGGGTTTACGAATACGTTTGGGAATGCGTTGCGGGATCGCCCGCCCACCCAGTCCGCCCCTCGCACCTAGCGTTAAAGGGTACGGTTCAAAGATTCGATAAGCCGCCGATCACGACGGGCCCTGGCGAACCGGTTCGAAGAAATAACCCCGGTGAAGATTATGGTTGTCGCTGCAATGCGAGGCCGATTGTTAGATTTTAAAACGGAGTAGGAATGCGATTGCGTCGGAAAAAGAAAAACCTTAGAATTTCCAACGCTGATTCGCATCCGTACGGCCTCGTCCTTTACGGCCTTCACATGACCCCAGGTGTCGCCGAATACGCTCTACCCGACGGCAAGTTCCGTCTATTCATATCCGAAGATACCATCCGAAACATGGGCATGACCGCCGCCGGCCGACCTATGTTTGTTGAGCATAACGAAGACTTCCCCAAAGACCGCGAATCACTAAAACAACTCGCCGATGGTTGGATCACCGAAAGCTTTTTTAACGAGGCTGACGGCAAGCATTGGTTCAAGTTTGTATTGGTATCGGATAACGGCATACGCGCCTACCAGCAAGGTTACGGCCTATCGAATGCCTACGATTTTAAATCAATCGACGATAGAAAGGGCCGCGTAAATGGGATGGACTACGATTTTGAAGTTCTGGACGGTGAGTATACTCACGTCGCTCTTGAGAAAAATCCACGGTATGAGTCAATAATCTTCACGCCCGAAGAATTCAAATCCTACAACGAAGAACAACGAGCTGCTATCAGGCGCGTTGCCAATTCTAACGATAAAAAAGGGAAACCAATGAAACGACGCGTACCTGCTAAGAAAGCTCAATCGACCGTGAAACCGAAATTCTCGTTCTTCAAACGAGAAAAGGTAAAAAACAGTGACGACTTCATGGGCGTCAGCGTTTTGCTACCTGAATCGAACGTGGAAATGACGATCGAGGAAGTGATCGCCGTCGCTGATCAAATCCAAGGTGTCACCAATGCCGACGGTAAATACGTTTGCAATGAAGACGACGTCGTAGTCACCGAGGGTGAAGATGGTGAAGACGAAGAAATCACGGTCGGTGAATTGCTCGATCGCGTCATGGAACTCGAGGCTAAAGTCTCCGAACTCATGGGCGACGAAGACGAGGAAGAACTTGACGAAGATGATATCGAAAATGAAGATGACGACGAAGACGACGTTGAGAATGAAGACGACGAATTCGAAGAAGACGATACGCCGCCCAAGGCTAAAGTAAAACCCAAAATGAAAAAAGCGAAAAACAGCGACGACTCACGCCGCGTCACTCGTAAACTCGAAAAACCCGAACCTCGTACACGCTCCAAAAACCAAAAAACCTCACCCCGTTCAGCGCGTAACCGTGATGACGATCGCCGTAAGTCGCGCAGCGAAATCAGTCAACAAAGAGCAAAAAGCATTCGGAACGCGGACGATCGCTACATGAAAGAAGACGATAATTCAAACGTCTACACGATTGACACCATGCAATCGCAAGTCGAGCGCGGCATGAATCGTTATGGTCAGCCGGTGAATAAAAAGTAATTTGCCGTTTTTTGTTTGCGTTCTCGAATCCAACTTTTTCTCTTTAAAGGAAAATTAAAATGACCGCTCCAGTAATAAGCGTCTTAGCAACAACTACTACCACTGCAAAACTCGTAGGAACTGCCGCTACAGGTGTCGGCCCGTTCACCTACCAATGGTACCGATCTACAACCGCTGGTTTTACACCAGGCGGCGGAAACATTCTTGCGGGTAAGACGAGCCTTTCGCTTACCGATACCGGCCTCACGCCGAACGTCGCCTACTATTATAAATTGGTGGCAACGGACACTGGCGATTCGAATACGACGCAAACTTCTAACCAAGCGGCCGTTGTATCCGAGCCTCAAGGTCTTACCGAAAACCCTAACCAGTTTGCTCAAAACGCGATTCTCGGTCAGCCTACTGATCAAGTCCAGCCGAATACTCAAAACATGCAAATCGACGTTTCCGAAACCGCCACTCTTCGCGCCGGTCAGGCCGTGAAGTTTATCGGTACCGGAAAAGGCGGCATTCCGAAAGTGGTCGCATGTACAGCGGATACTGATCAAGTTTGCGGTTATATCAATTTTAACCCGCAAAAGAACGTCTATGTAGCTGGCGACCGCGTACAGGTGTCAGGCATGCTCAACGTGCTCTTCCTATCCTGCAGCTCGGCCGTAGCGCGCGGCGGTCAGGTTTGCCTTGAGACTGACGCCTACGGCTCGGTAAAGGCAACAACCGGATCCTCAGGCGCCCGTATCGTCGGATACGCCCTGGACGTTGCGGCGGCCGGTGACACTATTCCGATCTTCCTACTGACACCATCGTTCCGATTGGATGCGTAATACCCGGACGGTTTTTAGCTAACTCTTTTTGAAACAAAATATTATCGGAGATGTATATATGACACGCCGCCCCCAAGTTCTCGGAGTCGATGGTAAGCCAGTAAAACTCACGCCGGCCGAGCGATATCATGCGCAGCACCTTGAGCGACGAATCGATCAAGAATGCGCTCATATTTTCATGGCTCGTAACATCAAGAAAGTCTCGAACGCCCTTGGGTATCAAGTCGATATCACAACGCTCACGACGATTTTGAAATCGATCACCGAGCAAAAATTTTACACCATCCCTTTCGCAACGTATCTTCCCGTTAAAGTCGGTGAAGGCGCATGGTCGAATTTCCTTTTGAACTACCGTTCGTTTGATGGTGCCTCACCATTCGAAGACGGTATTTTGCAAACAGGTGCCGACAACGCGCGCCTTGCGACGGCAACGTCAGCGGTCGACTCAGTAACAACCGAGGTCTTCAATTGGGCAAAGGGTATCGGTTGGAATATTATCGAACTTTTCCAAGCCTCGAAATCCGGTAACTGGGATATCGTGACGAGCAAAGAAAAGGCTCGTAAGCGTAACTGGGATCTAGGTATGCAATCAGTCGCATTCCTCGGTACAAAGGGCAATAGCACGCGTTGCCGCGGTTTGCTTAACCAGCCTTCGGCAAACGTCGACACGACGACTATTACCGAGGCGATCAGCGGTATGACGTCAACGGAGCTTAACACCTTCGCTAAAAACATCGTCCAGGCGTATCGTGCTAACTCCGCATACACCACTTACCCGACTCACTTCATTATCCCAGAATCAGACTTCAACGGTTTGGGCTCGCAAATGAGCGAAGACTTCCCACTCCGTACGAAAATGTCGATCCTATTGGAAGTCTTCCAATTGATCACGATGAATCAAAACTTCAAAATCCTTCCGCTTGCGTACGCGGACGCCCCTCAACATATCGGCGTAACAGGTATCGACGGTTTGCAAGTTTACACCTTGCTCAACTACGACGAAGATTCATTGCGCATGAATATTCCGGTCGACTACACCAATACCATGCAAAACACGATCGATGGTTTCAACTTCCAAAGCGCGGGCTACGGTCAGTTTACAGGTGTCACCTTGCTGCGTCCGTTGGAACTTTTGTACTTCACGTACACGGCTTCATAACAAATTCACCGTTTCCCCGGTGGGTAGTGGCCTCTAAGACTTTGCGATGATCTTTTTCTGAATTCGTTTTCAGAGTGGGCGGGTGGTTTCTACCACTCGTCCTATTTACCTAGAAGAGAAATGAATGGCTTTTGTAAATCCTACCGTCGACGAGTTCAAAACGTTCTTTGCAAGGGACTTCCCTTACGGAGATACGCCCGAATTTGTTATGGATCAGGATATAACGAAAGCTTTCATTCAAACCAACGTATCGATTTTCAGCCGTTTTCCCGCGCAGGACGTTTATACGCTTGGGTACGATTACCTCGCCGCGCATTACCTTACGCTTAATCTACAGGCGTCATCGCAAGGTGTCGCTGGTACTGGGACGCCAGGTCTTACGGCCTCGAAAAGTGTAGGGTCAGTATCGGAAGGTTATCAGATACCAGAAATCTACATGAAGAATCCGACCTTCGCGTCGTTTTCAAAAACGAAATACGGTCAAATGTATTTTGAAATGATCTACCCCTACCTCGTCGGAAGTATGACCGTCGTAAGAGGGAGCACGCGCCCATGACCGTTAAAATGGACACTAAAGGTCTGGACGGTCTACTGAAATTGCTCAAAACGAGCAAAGAGAAAGCGCGCGTAGGTATCATGGGTTCGGGCGCCGCTGAAATGCATATGAATGCCGACGGTTCTTCCTCAGGTGCCACCAATGTAACTATCGGTGCTGCGCATGAGTTTGGTATCGATATCATTCAATCGCGCGGCGATAAGACGGTAACAATATCTTTGCCGGAACGATCTTTCCTTCGCATCCCTTTGCAGGATCTTTGGTACTCGCGTATAAAAGCGGCGGGTGGTTTTGGGAAATCGGTTCTAACAGAAATCATAAAGACGAAAAGTTTTACGCCGTGGCTTACCAAGGCCGGGCTCGTAGGCGTTGAAATCGTGCAAGGTGCTTTTGATTCGGGCGGCTATGGGAAATGGAAAGTTTCCAATATGCGCTATAAGAAAAATCATCAAACGCTCGTAGAAACTCAACAACTTCGAAACTCCGTAATTTCGGAGGTCGTAGCGAAATGAGCAACGGCATTCTCATAAACGCCTCGAGCGTTCCACTGGGTACGATCAATCCAAACCTTCCGCAAATGACGGGCACCTTAAACGATTGGCTTATGCCTATGAAGTTTAACCGCGTGACAAAAACCGTTATTGCGGGTGAAGTCGTCGAGACGATGATCGAAGTCAATTTCCGTGGTGTCATTCAGCCGCTCAAAAATCGCGACCTCATGCTTAAACCCGAAGGCCAGCGTTCCTGGACTTATCAGTGGTTACACGCCGAGCCGGGCCTTGATTTGAATACCGATGACGTCATCGTATTCCAAGGGAAACAAACCCGCGTCGTCGCGCTTAAAGATTATCGCCTGTACGGGTATATCGAATATCAGCTTTGCCAGGACTATACCGGTGCCGGGCCCACGGTGGTGACACCATGAGTATCGTTATCGGTCAATCAGCTTACGCAGTCGGCCCGGGTATCAAAGCATCGTTTTTAGCGTCGGGCGGTACGGGCCCTTACGTCTATTCCCTATCGACGGTAAACGCGGCGGGCGGATCGATCAATTCGAGTTCGGGCGCCTATACCGCCCCGGCCGTTTGGAACGAAAACCCAAAGAATACCTACGACACCATAATCGCTACCGACTCGCTCGGTGCTACGGCCGAAGTCCGGATCGAAGTAGGCAACGCGATAAAGCTCTTTATGGAAATCATCCGAAGAGAAATGGGCCTTGCCGAAGATCGCGTTAGGCTTTATCAGCAAAAGATTTTTGAGCCGAGCGATGACGGTCTTTGGATCGCCGTCATGGTGTCTCGAGCAAAAGCTTTCGGGAACTCGAATAAGTTTAACCCCGCAACGCAAAAATCAGATCAGTACGTTTCTATGCAAGCCTCGCTCGAGGTTAGCGTATACTCGCGATCGACGGCCGCGTTGTGGCGAAAAGAGGACGTGCTTATCGCGCTGGCCTCGGACTATTCAAAGTACCAACAAAACGCAAACTCGTTTTCAATCGGTACGCTACCGGCGGGCGGTCACATGACTAACCTCGGTGTTATTGATGGTGCTGCGATACCTTATAATTTTCGCATACCGATCAATATCCAATACGCATATCCGAAAAGATCGGACGTTCCATATTTTGACGAGTTTCAGCAAACGCAAATCATTACTGATTCATGAGAGGGCTATTGCATGACTGATCTTTCGATATCAAACGTAATTCAGATTTCCGTTGCTGAGGCACCTGCAGGATTGAACGCGTTCAATACGGGCAATATCCTACTGATTACATCGGGGACACCTGATCCGGTTTTTGAAGATGACTACAAAATCTATAAAGAGCCGAACGAAGTCGGTACTGATTTCGGAACGGCGTCGGTTACGTTTAAGATGGCCGCGAAGATTTTCGCTCAATCGCCGAACTTGCTCACGCCTGGCGGAAGTCTGATCATCGCGCCTTTCGAGCCGTCGGAAACTCTGGACGAGGCAATCATTCGTTTAGCTGATCAAGTCCAGTTCTTCGGGATTCTTTGCAGCGATATCCAAGCTCAGGACGCCGCGATCGACGCCGCTACCGTCGTCCAAGCTCAACAATCACCGAAGATTCTCGCATTGCCGCAAAAGGCGTCGGCCTCGATCGAGCCGGGCGGATTGCTCGACGATCTTCGCACTGGCGGTTTCACCCGTACGCGCGGCCTTTACTACGGATCGTCGGCTGACGTCGATTGCGTTTGTATGGCGGCGGCCTACCTTAGCCGTGGCTTTGGTGTCGACTTCTCAGGATCGCGCACCGTGCTTAACATGAATCTAAAGGACTTGCTCACGGTCTCGCCGGATCCGAGCATGACGCAGACCCTTCGCGATAAAGCAAAGGTCGCGGGCGCTGATATTTACGCGAGCATTCAAGGTGTCAGCAAGGTACTCGCATCGGGAACGAATAAGTTTTTCGATCAAGTGCAAAACCTTTCTTGGTTTGTAGCGGCCGTTCAAGTCGCCGTCTTCAATTACCTCGCGACGACGTCTACCAAAATACCTCAGACCGAGGAAGGTATGGACGGCCTCAAAAATGCTATTCGCCAGGTTTGTAAACAGGCCGTGACGAATGGTTATTGCGCGCCGGGTGTATGGACGAGTTCCGACGTCTTCGGCGACCCGCAAGATCTTCGCGCTCAAATTCAGCAATTTGGCTTTTACATTTATTCCGGCCCTATCGCCGAGCAATCCGTTGCCGATCGCGACGAGCGAAAAGCCCCGCTTTGCCAGGTGGCATTGAAAGAGGCTGGTGGTATCGATTCGGCAAGTGCCGTGCTCTACATTAACGCGTAACCGAAACAAACGATTGGAGGGTAGAGCATGACTACTGTAGCAATGAGTGGAAACGACGGCCTCGTAATCAATAACCGAATCTTCTCGGATTTCGGTACAGCGACTTGGGGCGAAATCACGTTCCCCAATCAGGTCGCAACTATGAAGACCGGCAAAAACGGAAATACAATTTACAGTCAAAACCAAACTGGTTTTAACGCAAACATGACCGTCATGCTTATTCGCGGATCGGACGACGATAAGTTTTTGAACGGTCTTCTAGCAAACCAAAACAACAACTTTCCGGGTACGCCTTTACTCCAAGGCAGCTACACCAAAAATATCGGAAAGGGTGACGGGAAGATCATCAAAGACACCTACTCACTTAGCGGTGGCCTCATCGTGAATATGGTGGAAGGAAAGTCTAACGCGGAAGGTGACACCGATCAGTCGCTCGCAATCTATAAACTCGGTTGGGCCGCGGCGCCACGCGCGATAGGGTAATCAGTTATGGAACTCAAAAAGATAAGATTGCCTTCGGGCGCCGAACTTTCGCTTAACCTAGCGCCCTTTGCTGACGCCTTAAATTTAAAGCAGGTGTTAGCATCGGAAGCGATTGGGATACCAATTTCAAAAGACCTCGATCATTTCGAGCTGATAAAATTGCTCGCATGCACTGGGTTTTCCTCGAAAGCGATCGAGGCCGCGCTACAGCCTTGCCTTAAGGTTTGCCTCTACAATGGTACTCGAATCGATTCAAAAACGTTCGAGCCGGTCGACGCTCGTCAGGATTACTTGCCAATCCTGATCGCCGTGATAAAGGAAAACGTCGAGCCTTTTATGAAGGGCCTCTTATCCGAGTACGGAAGTCTGGTTTCGTTAGCCTTAGCGAAATTGAGAAGTACCCAAGAATCGACACCGACGACCACTACCTCGTCTACCTCCTCCGGGTCTGTCGAGCCGGGTACGCCAGTTCAATAAAAGAGGCCGAAACTTTTTCTGCGCGCGAAGTCATGCAGGCATTACACTACGAGGTTTTTTGTGGTGACTACGAGCGAGAATACTATGACTTGAATAAACAATAAGGGAGCGTCTACAAATGAAGTTAGGTGATTTATTTGTAGACTTGGGCGTCACCGGTAATGAAAAAACCGTGGGCGCGCTCACTGGCATGCGAAAGGGCATGAGTGAAGTCAGCTCGGTCTCATTAGAGGCTAAAGCGGCTATCCTCGGTGCCCTTTATGCATTGCAGAGAATGTTTTCCGAAAGCGGAAAGCAGGGGCAAAGTCTCAATCAGTTCAATCAGCTTTTGGGCGTCAGTGCTCAAACCCTCCAAGAATACCAATACGCCGCCCGCCAGGTAGGTGTCAGCAACGCGGAAATGGAAAACAGTTTTAAGGGTATTCAGTCGCAAATGACGAAGACCCTTTTAAACGGTGACGCTCCGAAGGGACTCGCTCGCGTGGCTGAGCTGACGGGAAAGATCGGCAAAAACGAAATACTCGAGTGGCAAAAGGCACCTGAAAAGCTTTTGCAGCGTCTTCAACAATACGCGCAGCTCGAGAAAAACCCCGGCCTTAGAAACGAAACCCTAAAATCATTCAGCGGTATCACTGACGGCATTATCGCGGGTATGAAACAAAACATATTCCGCCCGGACGTATTTGCAAAAGCTCCGAAGTATACCGATAAAGAAATTCAATCGCTGCAGCGCGCGGATACCGCGTGGTCAAACCTCGGCACTACGATTGAAATGGCTTTCGGGAAGTTCAACGCAAAGCACGGCGAAAAACTCGTATCCGATATTTCTAAATTGGTGCCAGAAGTTTTAAAACTCGTCACGGCATTTACTCAGCTTGCAGAAAAAGCGAAAGCCTTCGAACTTCTATCTACCATCTTTAAAGGGTGGTCGATGATTTTCAAAGAAATAGGCGACGTCATAAACGACGTCAACGCTCTTATGGATGCAATGGATCACCCGCAAAAACCGGGTGAGGGTAATTTGCCGAAAAAGATCGAATTTAAAGACCCTTCGAAAGCTACCCTCGGTTCGGATTTTGCAGCTATCGTAGATCTTTTATCGCTCGTTTTCACCGGTCATAAATCGACACCTAATCCGAACGCACCTACCGTAGTCCCTGGCGCTAACGGTCAGCCCTATCGGATTTTGGCACCGACGTTGCCACGCGGGCCAGGCTCGGACGCTAAAGCCCCTCAAGGTGCCGGCACCGATGCGAGCGGAAACACCTATAACACCGTCGTCAATCAAACCCAAACCTTTACCGGTAGCGGGGCCACGCCAGCGGACGCGGCTAAAGCCCAATCGCGAGCCGCTAAAGACGCCTTCCAAACTTCACCCGCGCGCGGAAGGGGCAATTAAGTGGCAATTAACCTTGGATCGATTTCAGCGAAAACGACAAAGGCCCTGGCCTTATCAAACCTCGTTTTGGTGTCACCTCAAAGCGTGGTTGGCTATCAGCCGCAAAACCCGCCGAACGACGATGGTTCGCCGTCGACCGCAGAACAGCCGCCCGCTCTTCTTTTCAATTATGAAGGCGAGCAATCGATTCTACTCGAGTCGGATATTACCGATCATTACGTTGAAGACAATACGAGTCGCCAGGATCAAATCGCGCTGAAACCCGAAGTCGTTCAAACCCAAGGTTTCATCGGCGAGCTAAACAACGTGCCGCCGCCCGGCCTTGGGCTTTTGAAAACGATAACCGATCGCCTAACCGTGCTCACCGCCTTTGCCCCGGGCCTCACGTCGACCGCGCAGAATGTTTATAACCAAGCGGCGGCCGGCTATGCGCTTGCAAAGAACGTCGCAAACACGGCCGTATCTGCGTGGTCTTCAATTAAGAACGCGACCGAGGATTCAAACGGGCAAAGCGTAATCGGTGCCAACGGTTTGACGGTCGCCGGATCGCAGAATAAGCAGCAAACGGCCTTCCAACAATTTTATGGGTATTGGGCCGCCCGAACGCTTTTCACCGTCCAGACCCCTTGGTGCGTAATCGAGGATATGGCTATTCAAAGGGTTCGCCCCGTCCAGGACGCCGATGCTACTGACTTCACCACTTTTGAAGTCACCTTTAAACGGATCCGGACGGCAAAGACCCAATTGACTGTACAAAACGGCGTAGGGTTTCTCGACGGTCGCGCGGCGTCTCAGGCGGCCGGCATAACGGACTTGGGCGTCAATACGCCAGTTTCATCAAAGAGCCTATCGTCGGGCCTTTCGTCCATGTTTAGTTGAGGCGTACCTTATGTACAGTATCCAACAAATAAGCCAGGCACCTTACCAGCAACAGGTTCTAGTTTTACCCGACGGGTCTCAGGCGACGATCGTTCTTTACTTTATGCCCCTGCAGCAAAGCTGGTTTTTGCAAAAGCTTACTTGGGGTTCTTTCGTTTTGAATAACGTGCGAATCACAACTCAGCCAAACATTCTTTACCAGTGGAAGAATTTGTTGCCGTTCGGAATATTCTGCGAGACTGTAGGGAATCGCGAACCGAGTTTTCAAGAAGATTTTGCCAGCGGGGCAAGCAAGCTCTATATCCTCGACGCGGCCGAGGTCGACGCATTTTCGGAGTACATACGATTTGGATAAGTTCGGACGAAATTACGAGTTAGAAGTTGAAACGCCTTCGGGCGGTATTCTAACCATTCGTCCGCCGTTTACGCTGCAGTTCGATATCACCCGCAACGCGCTCACCTCGGCAAATATTTGCCAGCTCCGAATCTACAATTTGAACGAATTGAATCGCGGACGTCTCAGGTTCAATATTTCTGATTATGGTACGTTCCGAGGTGTCAGGCTTAGCGCCGGTTACGGAAAAAACATATCCGAAGTTTTCAGCGGCAATATTTCTCAGGCGTGGAGTCAACGCGAGAAAACTGATTTCATTACTACGATCGAATGCTACGACGGCGGATTTGCTTTTGTAAATGGTATTACCAGTAAACAGTTTGGAAAAGGTACGAGCCAAAAAGATATTATCAAAGACCTCGGATCTTCTTTGCCAGGGGTTTCCCTTGGGGCGGTCGGTGAGTTCGAAGGTGTCACCAAAAGGTCAAATTCATACGACGGCCCTACAATGGAAATTCTCGGCGGCCTTACGGGCGGCGCCGCTTTTATAGATAACGGGAAATTTCACGCGCTACTTGCGAATGAGTATATCGAGAATGATAAGACCGTCGTCATAAACGCTGACACCGGTCTACTCGCGACACCTGTACTCGAGCAAACCATCGTCCGCTTTTCCATGATATTCGAGCCGTCGCTTGCCGTCGGTTCTCGGATCAAACTCGAATCGCAAACCGAAAAGAACTTCAACGGGTTTTATAAGACGGTCGCCGTAAAGCATCGGGGTATTATTTCGGACGCCGTCGCCGGAAACCTTGAGACGACGGGCGAGTTCTTTTATTCGAAAATCCTAACCGGCGTGCGGGAGGATTGATGGAATCTTTACAGCAAAACCAACAACCGGTAGAGCCTCAGCTTAAAGACGCTTTGCTGCAAATGAAAAAAGAAATCTTCCTCGATCTACATACAAAGCATATTGCAGTGATCGAGGAATTTGACGCCGCGACTCAAACCGCTACCATCCGGATTGCGTATAAGAAAACATTCTTTGAACTCGTCGACGGTACTCTAAAGCCGATTCTTAAAGAGTACCCAAAGATTGCCGACGTCCCTTGCATATTCCTTCGCGGCGGCACGGCCTCGCTGCGTCTTCCGGTAAAGCCTGGCGACGAATGCCTGTACTTCGTAAATGACCGCGATATCGACGGCTGGTACGAATCAGGTGACACCGAAAGCGCGCCGCCTACCCTTCGTCTTCATAACATAACCGATGGTTTTGCACTCGTCGGTATTGGAAACTTAGAAACGGCCCTTGAGAACTTTAACCCGGATCAGGCCGAACTCTATTACGACGAAAATAAAAAAGTTAGCGTAGGCGCGGATCAGACTGCAATCGAAAACGAAGACACGGTTGTAGGTGTCGGCGGTAATAAGGTCACGTTTAAAAATTCTGACACCACTCTTAAGACCGAGCTGCAGGCGCTCATAACTCAACTCACAACGCTCAACGGGTATCTGCAAAACCTTAATACCGGTATCACGCTACTGACGGTTACTTGCGCGGGGCCCGGTTCACCCAGTTCGCCACCAATAAATGCCGCGACCTTCACGGCGATCAGTACCAATATCGGAAACGTATCGACGTCGCTCAACAATATAAAAACCAATTTGGGGAACTTACTCGCATGATAGTACGCGAATTGGATGAAAATAGTGACTGGACGTATGGGCGAGGAAAAAACAATTATCTAAAGGATAAAAAAGCACTCGCTCAAACCCTTAGCACGCGTCTCAAGTCTTTTTTGGGCGATTGTTTCTTTGCGCTGCAGGACGGTATCGACTGGTATAACCTTTTGAGTTCGCCAGGTAGCGAGCTGCAATTGAGGCTATCGATATCGGCGACGATTCTCAATACGGTAGGTGTCACTAGCCTACAGGAAATTGGTTTTTCGATCGACGAGCGAACACGGGCCGCTACGATTACATATAGAGTGGCCACCATTTACGGGCTGGTTTCAAATCAATTCATATTCGATAGCAATCCGATAGGGTGATCTTATGCCAAACGTATTTGGCCCGCTTGGGCTCGAAGTAAAAACTCGGCAAGAAATCGTAGACGAATTGACGGTCGCGTTCCAAGCGATTTACGGGGCGGATATAAACCTCGGATCCGATACGCCCGACGGTCAAATGATGCAAATCATTACTCAATTCATGGTCGATCAAAGCGATTTGCTCGTCGCGATAAATGCGAGTTTTGACCCCGATCAGGCGTTCGGTATCACCCTCGATCAGCGCGTTGCGATAAACGGTATTCAGCGTCAGGGCGGAACGTACACGACCACCAATATCACGCTGGTAAATTCGCGCAGCTTAAACCTTTACGGTCTCGATCAAGCTGACGATGAAGACGCCGAAGACGTTTACACCATCGCCGATAACGCAGGAAACCGCTGGTTTTTGATGGTGTCAGAATTGGGTCTTACGGCCGGTACTCACGTCCTAGTCTTCCGGGCGGAAAACCCCGGCGCGCAGCTCACGACACCTAACACCATTACCGTACCCACAACCATCGTGCTCGGCGTTGTGAGCGTTAACAACCCGACGAGCTACCTTACCCTTGGTGTCAATGAAGAGACTGACCCAGTGCTCAAACTACGCCGTCAGCGATCGGTCTCGCTCGGTTCGCAGGGCTATCGCCAGGCGCTCAAGGCCGCCCTTCAAAACCTCGAAGGGATCACCTCGGCCGAGGTTTACGAAAACAACTCGGATAGCACCGATTCGGACGGTATCCCCTCGCATTCGATTTGGGTCATCGTCGCCGGATCCGCGTTGCCGGCCGATATTGGTACGACTATTTGGCTATATAGAAACGCCGGTTGTGGAATGAAAGGCGACGAAACCTATACCGTGACTGAGGCCGGCGGCGGCCCGGCAATCATGAAATGGGATGACGTCGTTATACAAAACCTCTTCCTCCTGTTTACGCTCGGCTCGCTCGACGCTGACGTGCCACCTGACGTTGCAAAGATCCGAACCGATCTACCCCTATTGCTACTCCCAGGTGTCAATGAAAGCGTGAATACCACCTACCTTGGGACGCTCATTCAGCAAATCGATCCGAACGCTTACGTCCTTAGCGCGGGTCTATCCGACGGTACCGATCAAATCATCCGAAGTGACGATACGCCGGTCAGCGGAAACTACCGACTAAACTACGGAAGTCAACAAACGCCTAACATTGCCTGGAATGCGAACGCCGCGGCCGTTCAAGTCCAATTGAGGCTTTTAACTGGCCTTGAAAATATCGTAGTGACGACTGGCTTTTTAGCTGGCGAGGTTTTGTTTTTAGATTTATCAAACGTGCCGTCGATTGATTATCTTATCTTCGTAAGCAATAGCACGATGGTAAACGGCTCGGCCGCGCCGCTCGTATTTTCTTACGACGAGCAAGAAATGCAAAATATCGCCACGCTATCAAAGCAAAATCAATTTACGGTTCTATCGCAAAACGTCGTGATCACCGATATGATTCTTTTGCCGACGACTACATCGCTCGCAAGCGGTGAGCAAATCACGTTCTCGGCTTACGGCGGATATGGTAGCTACACGTATTCAATTTCAAATAACAACTCGGGCGGTTCGATAAACGCTACGACGGGTGCCTACACTGCAGGGCCTACCGATGGGACGACTGACACCATTCACGTCGTCGACGCGCTTGGAAACGTTCAAAATTCAACGGTGAGTGTTACATGAGTCGGGGACTAGGGGTTACGATAAACCCAAAAATAGGCGTAGGCGATACCGTGCAGTTCAGCTCGGTACCGGAAAATTATTTCCTCGCAACCGGCGAAATGATTATCGATGAATCGCGTTCTTGGATTTTTGACCATAACCCTTACGTCGATCGCAGCTCGCGCGCAAAAGAGACGATCGAACTTTGGAACTTTGGGCACCATAATAAGTGGCGCTTTAAGTGCCCGCGCACCGAAGGGCCGCAAGTCTACACTTCAAACGCCGAGATTTGGGCGAACGCCCTCGGTGTCAAGAATCCAAAGCTTAATCGCCCAAAACTGTACGTGCATGAGAATTTCCCTTTCGAGGCTCGGAAGAAAATCCTTTTGCACGTCGACGGGAAATCGCATGGGACTATGCCCGATCACGTAGTCGATCACGTCCTGAAAAAGTACGGGCCTACAGGCGAACTTTTCCAAATAGGTAGGGGTTTTGATATAGGCATTCCGCGAATACATACGGAAACGCTTTGGGATTTGGCTAAAGTCATATCCGAATCGCGCATGCTTATCGGAATGGATTCGGGCCCAAGTTGGATCGCGGCCTGTTATCCGGACGTCGTCGTGAAAAAGATACGGACGCGTCAGTCAGAGGAAGATCTACAAAACTGGATACCGCTCGACGTAAAAAATATCCATGCTCACTGGGACGATAGGTGCCACCAAGTTTTTAACCAAACGGATTTTGACGTAGGTTTCACCTCGTCATATCGAAGGATATAAATTGAATACCATCGATACCGTAAATTACTATCCGAATCTTTTGATCATGCAATACCGATCGAAAGATAAAGCCTATGCGACGATGCGCGCTTGGGCGGCGGCCGGCCTCATGCTACAGGTGTCAACGCAGGTCATTACCTTTTCCCTGACACCTACATCGGGTAGCGTTGTTTTTAGTTATGCCGACGAGGCGATTGCATCGCTCGGATTTGCGGCGACGGCGGGTAACTTTCAAACCGCTCTTCGGGCGATAGACGGGCTCGAAGATGTAACAGTCACTGGGTCTTTTGCCGACGGGTTTACCGTGATCTTTGTAGGCGTTCCGGCGCCCGCTGATCTTATCGAAGTGGTATCGACTACCCTTACGGCCGCCGGGCCTACGGTAGTTTCCATTTTGATCGAGGAAACGGATAAGACCCTACCCCTTGCCGTCCAGGACGGTTACAACTTATCGGGTAGCAATCTGGCGACCGGCGCGCAGCTCGATAAGATCGCAAAATACGCAGGTGTCACGCGTTCGGGTTTAGGTTTTGACGCACCGATTACGCTTAACGATACCGACTTCCTACAACTCATTCGCATGTCGATTGTAAAGAATAATTCGGGTAGCTCGCTCGGCGATATTCAGACGCTTTTATCGACGTTTTTCCCTGGCCAGGTGACTATCTTTGATACTCAGTCGATGGAAATTTACTATTTCATTTCTTCCGACGTCGGTTCTCAAGAACTGATTCAAATGTTTGTTACGCAGGGCCTACTACCAAAGCCTATGGGCGTAAGCCTATCGGTTATCCTATACGTTCCCGATATCGAAAACTTCTTTGGGTTTAGGACTTACGCCTCGGCTAACCCAAGCGTTAAACCATTCAACTCGTACACCAATTTTGACGCTGATTGGAACTTCCTTTCGTATCACGACGTTTTATCTATTCCGACTTAAGCAAAAGGGGTTTTTGATATGGTAAGAAAAGCGCGAAAAACGCAATTGCAATTTGGATCTACAGCGGGTTCTCAGGAAATAGCCGAGTTTGGATCGCTTGCCGCCGGATCCGCCGCGTACAGCACTAACCCTACCAATATTCAATCGCGCGCCCAATTCTTACAGGGGTGGGTAGCGGCGGCCGTAGGCTCGTCGCCAGCGATCGAGGATGAAAACGCCCTTCACTTTCTTTGGGCCTACCAGCTTTTCTATCTTCTCGAGACGGGCATACCTGAGTGGGATGCTGGCACCACCTATTACGTCGGCGACGTGGTGTCATCCGGTGATCAATATGGGCGAATATATGTTTCAGTAGCCGACGGTCAAACTAACCACGCCGTGACCGACGCCGCCTATTGGAGACTTCAATCAGGCCAGCCCGCTACCACCATAACGAGTGGGAAAACGCTCGCCGCGGCCGACAACGGAACGATCATACCGTGCAATACGTCGGGCGGCGCTTTCAGTATAACGCTGGTTTTAGGCGGGGCACCGAAAGGCTATTTCTTTACGATCAAAGACGTCAACGGCACCTTCGGGTCAAATCCGGTTTCGATCGTGCGTATCGCATCGGAAACGATCGAAGGCGTAGCGGCGACCTACGTTTGCAACAAACCAAACCGCGCTTACACGTTCTATTCGGACGGGACGAATTGGTGGGTTAAGGCTACATCTTTCGATACGAAACCGGGCGTAGGTGATTTCATAGGTGAGGCCGGGGCGGTAACGGTGGGCACGTCCGCCACCGGTTTAAACGTTGTAGGTAACACGGCAAGCCGCTACGCCTCGTACGTTCAACAAAAGATCACGGCCGCCGGTACCAGTTTTGGGCAACGCACCATCGGCGGATCGAACGCGAGTGATTATTGCTCGCTATTCACGACGGCCGCCGGAAGTGATATCGCCGGAATGCGCGGCGATAAAATTCTCGAAATGATCGGCGGTGGTATTAAGTTCCCCGCAACGCAGGTGTCGAGCGCGGATGCGAATACACTTGACGATTATGAAGAGGGTGGGTTTACACCTTCTATTTCATATCCAACGCCGGGTACTTCTAGTTTTGGTTTCGCTATTCGTGACGCGGCATACGTTAAAATTGGTCGATACGTTTTCGTCAGCGGGGTTATCGTTCTCAATGCTTTTACGAAAGGCTCGGCCGCTGGTACACTTCGCATAACCGGCTTACCTTTTGCAAACTCAGGTGGTGTAGCGAATATCGTTATCTCAAGTATTTCACTGGTAAACTGGACGTTCTCAGTCGTTCCCCAAGCGAGCCTTGGGCCAAGTGCCACAACCCTTGATTTAATTGTGCAGCAATCAGGCGGGGCCGTTTCAAATATAAACGATCCGGCGTCAAACTCTTCGATCTATTTCAACTGTTATTATCTGGCAGCGTCTTAACATAAAGGAAAAAACAGATGGCGGTTTTTACGGAAGAAACAAAAGTAAGTCAGATAGAAATTCTTGCAAGCGGACGCATTCAGTTCCGCGAAGACACTCAACTATATAAAGACGGCGTTCCACTCGGAAACCCCACCCTACATCGATCGGCCGTCGATGTAGGCTACCTAAACGAATCGGACGAACTCGTACTTTACCCGATTGATTATGGTGTCACTAAAGGATTGAATACGACCCTCGATCTACCAAAATTATTGGAGGCCGTCCGTACACCTGCAGTGCAAACCGCGTGGAAACAAAAGCTACTTGCTGATAAAGCCGATGCTATAGAAAAGCAAAAGCTACAGGATCAAGTAAATGCCGAACTGAAAAAAGCCGACGAAGAAAAAGCGCGAGCTGAGGCCAAAGCAAAGGCCGAGGAAGAAAATCGCATAGCGGAACTCGTCGCGCAAAAGATGCAAACGCCTGGGTAATTTCTTCCCGTTTACTCCGATGGTGTCATCGCCGATAATTGACACCATACGGAGCTACATCTATGCCTAGTCCTGAAACCATCGAAGCCATTGGGCGTGCGATAGCCTCGGTTATCGCCGCCCTTGCTACGTTTATCGTAGCGATCACGGGCGCCGGTCGGTTCTTCCTAAACTGGCAAAGAAAACAAAAAAGATTCAAACATTCACAGAGAAGGACGGCTATGTTTTTTACGCCTCAAGGCTACGGCGAGCCTGAAAAATGCACTTGCGGACCTCATGATAGCGGCCCCTATGATATCGTGCCGGATAAGCTTTGGGGGCTTTCAATAAAGCGCGCGTGCTGCGTTCACGATTGGATGTACGTCAACGGTCAAACTCAAAGAGATAAAGAATTTGCCGACCGAATGTTTCTTGAAAACATGCTGGTACTGATCGAAGAATCGAAACCAAATCGTTTCATGCGTTGGATCCGCCGCAAATCGGCCTGGACGTATTACGAGGCTGTACACCGTTTTGGTGGTCTGGTATTTTGGAATAAACAAAAAACCGAGTACCAGCACGTAGTATTAAAGGGGGCGTAATGCCGGCTGACGCGTCTATCGAAACGGGAATAAGACGCGGAGCGAATACCGACCTTCACGACGATTTCTTCCTCGGTGCCCTTACCTACACCCTTCAAAATGAAATTGGATCCGATTGGGCCCGCGGCGGTTTTAGCGCGAATCCTAACGATAGCGGCGGCGCTACAAAATGGGGTGTCACGGCTAAAACGCTCGGGGAATATCGAGGCGTGGAAGTGAGTGAAGGCGACGTTCGGGCCCTGACGATCGAAGAGGCTCGCGAGGTATACCTAGATCTTTTCTGGGATCACCTCGGACTTTCGTCGGTGAATCATCCGGGAATAGCTACAGCGGTTTTTGACGCATCGGTTTTATTCGGGGTATACTTGGTAGGACGCCTTTGTCAAAAAGCTATTAAAAGTTCGGGGTTTGAAAGTCTCGTCATTGACGGCATAATCGGGCCCCGGACAATTGAGGCTATGAATCACGTTCGTATTGCCCGGTGGAATGAAGAGTTTAGGTGTCTACTGCAGAATCGAATCAGTTCTATCATCGAGCAATATCCTAAAAATATCGAATACGAAAAGGGCTGGCGCGCCCGCGTCGAGCGCCTTAAATCACTTGTTTAAAGCCTCATTCCAAAGGCCGGCCGCCACCTTCAAACCGTCACCATTGAAATGACAATTAATTTCGTCGCGAAGTTCCGGGCCGAGCACGTCGGTATCGGGGCCGAGGCGGATATCAAGGCCAGCGTCTACCGAGCGCGTGATAGCGTCGCGGATTTCCGCCGAAGGGCCTCGCGTTTCGCATACTGTAGAAAACGCGGCGTAGAATGGTGACGATATGTTTTCGCCCCTCAAGGCCGAGACGATCGTAGTAAGGTGCCCGTAATATTCATCGCTCGTCGTCGGACGAAGTGTCCCTGCGTTATTCGCCTCGCCTTGGGCCCAAAGAATTGCAGTCGGTGTCATGCCCAAGTCTCGCATTGATTTTGCAGTTTCCATAAGAGACGTAAGCCAACGGCCGCCCGCTGACCAATCCTGAATCGGGCTACCACCGACCGCGATATTGATCAAAATAATTTGATCAGTTTTTCCCGATGCAATTCTTTCGTCAGCGAAGAAATTCCAAACCGATCCGCCTACGCCACCGTTATGACTTTTTACCCAAGGCATAGCATCTTTCGATGTAAAACAATTGATCGCATCTTCACTCATAAGAACGCGATCACTATATGCCGTGCGCGAAAGATATGGTGCGAAAAAACCAGCATTCGATTGGCCAGCGATAAGATATATTTCACGACGCTCAAATTTATTCAGTTCCGCGCAAGTTCCCGACACCTCAACGGCCGAGGTCTCAGGCGGGGTATGGACGATCGCCGCTGACTCTTCTACGACGGCCGGGGCGGCGTCGGTTGCCGAGTCATCCGACGAGCAACCATACGCGAGGAATGAAAGAGCGAGTAAGAGGTGTTTCATAGTGGTTTTTCCCTTTGTTTTTATCTCATTCACAAAATACTTATCGGAGTATATCAAAGGGAACTTGAGCGAAAAGAGCATTATTTTTTGTACCGGGGGCCCTCAAATCCTTCGACCGCAATGGGTAAGGTTTTCGCCCAATCAGGCCGTATTTCCATGAGGCGCTTACACTCTTTGAAGGAAAATTGATCTTTACCAAACCCGGGCAATGGTGTCTCGAATACGGCCTCGTCGTGTACCATAAGGATAGTCCGCCAGCCTTGATCTTCGCAACGCCCGATACTCGACACCATTACGTCCCGCGCGACCGCCTGAGTAATGTTTTCTACCAGCTTGCCCCCGTAGGTCGATTCAAAGCGCCACTTGCCGCCACGCGTGTTATCCGCGCCCCAGTGGTGAAGTTTCGGGTAAACATTACCCCACTTCTTTTCGTATCGGACTTCGGGCTTATGGTAGGCCAGGCGCCGGCCGCTCGGAAGTTCGCAAAAAAGGAAATCACCGTCGACGTAGAAAATGTATTTATCGGTCGTGCCGTACATGCGTCCGGGGTTTTTCACGGCAAGTATCGCGTGGTCTTGAACCTTACGCCAAAGCTTTACGATAAGCGGATGATTACTGCGATAGGTGTCGATCGCCTTTTTAGCGATTTCATCCGATACCGGCTGACCGAATTGCTCGCATTGTTGCTGAAATCTTTCCCAGCCCATTTGAAAGCCAGCCCCAAGTTCCGAGGTCTTTCCGACGAAACGCGGGTAAGAATCTTTCCCAAGCGCGATCACGTCCGCCACGCTCATATTGAAGATCGACGCGCCAGCCTCTTCATAGATCGGTTGTTTAGCGGCGAATCGCTCAAGGTATTCCTCGTCATCGGCAAGCCAGTTTACAACGCGCGCCTCGATTTGAGCGAAGTCGAGCACCTGCAAACGGTGGTCTTTTTTCGCGACGATCGTACTTCGGACACAACCGCCGAGCACCTGCAGTGGATCACCCCAAAGAAGTCGCAACATTTCGGTGTCGCCCGTCGACGCGATTTCGGCCGCCAGAGCTTGCTGGCCTAAAAGCCAGATAGGCGGCTTTGATAGGTTTTGCGGCTGTACCCCGTTGGCTGACCATCGGCCGGTACTGGCACCATGATAGTTTAGGCCGCCGCGCACGCGGCCCGTAGATCGACTCATGCGCTCGAATACCGCGTACTTTGCAAGTGAGGTAAGTCCTACCGATTGCCGAGCCTTAAGCACGCGCAGGGCCACGCTATCGAGGTCTAAGGTGCCGGCCGATATCGCATCTTCCACGGTTTTCTTTTGGAGGTTCGGCAAATAGACGCCTTCCTCTTCGAGAAGTTTCCGGACGGCCGCGACCTGGGTAAGCGAGACGACTTGACCACCGGTATCAAATAGGGCTTTGTTATTGAGTTCGTTCTTTTCTACTTCGGTGATTTCGCTTGCCGCAATTGCAAGTTTTCGGTCGACTTCATAACCCCGGAAATTGATGCGCTGATCGAGACACCATACCGCTTGCTCTTCGTCGGGGAGCATGGGTAGCGTCGTGAAAAGTTCCACCTCGGATCCGATATCGGTTTCGCAATACTCGAGTAGACGCATGAAATCAGTATGATCATCGTGACGAGTCGCCGGATCGTCTTTGGTAGGTTTGCGCGGTTTCATGAATTTCTTTAAGATTGCCGCGCCTTCCATATCCTTTTTCGTTGTCAAATCAAGGGCTTCCCCAATGTACTCGAGTCGACGCGGAAACCCGTAGGATTGTGCCTGGGCAATTGTGCATCGCCAGCGTTCCGGATCGCGAACGGCGTCCATGATCTTCTTTTTCATCGAGTACATATCTTTTCGAGCAAAAACATTGCGCGTGATGCATTGCTCGAAAAATGCGTTATGGGCTACGAGTACGATATCGGTGTCAAGAATGAGGCTGAGGAAATCGGAAAGCGAATATGGGCTATCCGAACCAAGTCGCGGCGCCCATATCTTTGTATCTTTCCTCTTTGATTTTTTGAGCTGCTTACGCGTACCCGTCCGCCACGCTACGCAAAGGATTTCCGTTGAGTCGTGCATCGAGTATTCGTAGGCGCCCACCTTTTTTAGATCAGCCTCGCTATACGTTTCAAAGTCGATAACCGAATAGACTTGGGCACTCATTGCATGACACCTCTATACTCGCTATCGATGAAAAAGCAGTTCTCACCCATACGGCAATAGAAAAAATAGCCTTGCTTTGATAGCGTTTCGGTAGCAAGCGTCCTATCGGGTTTCCGAACTTCTACCACGATAAGCTTTGGGCGTGACTTCGAGAAATCCGCTTGCGCGAGTACGTCCAGGTCAAGGCCCTCGATATCTATATTCAGAAAATCAGGAAAGGCGCCGCCGCAATAAGTGTCGACTACCTGATTGAGCGTTATGCAATCAATTTGTTTTTCCTCGGTACATATCCGAAGGCCCCTACCGCCTGGCCAGTTCGTTTGAGCTGAGTCATGGGAAAAGGTATTAAGCCCGCTCAGGCTATCGAGCATATAAAATGTAGCCCGGCCCGCTACGGGGCTGACGCCTACGTTTAAAAACATATCGCGAGGCCGATGCTTTGCGAATAAGTGGGTGACGTTCGGGTTTGCGTCAATGCTAACGCCGATCGATCCGCGTAGGTAAAGCGCATAAGTATTCGAAATATTGATCGGGTGGTGCGCGCCTACATCGAGGTAACTCGGTTTATCGATACCCAGTTCTTCAAAGATACTCATAATCATAAAGTCGTCGCCGTGCTGCGCATAGCTCACGCCGCCCCAACGCTGATCCGGATGCGATTGATTCATCGTAGCGCCCTATGAAAAAGGCGCCGAAGCGCCTATGGTGTCAGTTATCAATCAATCGTCGTCATCGTCTATTGCTGACTTCTTTTTTGATTTCTTCGGTGGCGGCGGCGTGTCGTCATCGTCATCGTCATCTTTTGGTTTCTTCGATTTCTTCGGTGGTACATAGGTATCATCGTCGTCATCGTCGTCTTTTTTCTTTTTCGATTTTTTAGGCGGCGTATCATCGTCCAAATCGTCGTCATCGTCTTTCGGTTTTTTCTTGACGGCACTCGCACCGAAGATTTCATCGGCCGATCGGTTTCCGCCACCACCCATAGGCTCGCCGTCTTCTACGAAACGGATTGATTTTAGTTTGAGTAGGACGCCGTTCGATTCGGTATCGTATGCGCAAGCTAAGATTTCCGCCTGACACCAACAACCGTTATAGAAATCCGTTTTTCTATTGGTGCGCTCGCCGTCGCCGTCAAATATATTGATGACTTCATTTTCTTTAGCCGTAGCCTTTGCGTAGATTGCATCTTCAAAGCCTTCCCAATCGGGCTTATCGTTCCCCTTGCGTAAAGTCGGATGCTCGAACTCAGGCCAGTCTTCTTTATCAGGGCCCCACTTTTCAATCTTCGCATTCTTGATAATGCGCTTTAGTGAGAACTGAGTACCGACGGCCGCCTTACCCAAGTCGGTGTCTTCCGGAAACACCATAGTAATCGAGTATTGCGGATCGCCCGTAGGCTGGCCTTTTTTATTGGTGCGGGCCTTTGGTTCCCATAGGTTTGCAAACGCGAGGCGGAAGGGGTGGGTGATACAGGTTCTTTCCGCGAATCCAATACCGTGTTTCTTTTTAGCCATGATACTCAGTTCCCTTTTTTCTTTGTTATTTTTGGTTTAACACCGAATATAGCCTCAGCGCCGCGGCGTTCCGCAGTACGCTTATCCTCTTCTTTTACGAGCGTAAGGCCGCTCGACTCTTTCACCGTAGCCAGTTCCATAAGCCACTGACCGTTTTTCTTATTATCAAACATCTTCTCGAAGGCGGCGGGCGTCTTCATTTTCTGTTCGTAAAGCCAGTCCTCATAACCATGCTCGGCAAGTATTTCTTCCGCTTTGGGCGCCCACTTTCGCACGGCCTTTTTATTGACGAGTTTGTACCCGTCTACCTCGCCGCCACTCATGAGCACGGCAAAGGCTTTACTGCGCACTTTCTCGATCCAAAGTTCCAAGCGGTCGACGGCGTCGAGCATGACGGCGAGTTCTTTACCGGCCTTGACCTCAGGTGTCACCAATTTACCGAGGGGCGAAATGACGACACCTGCTTTTTTACCTGGCGCGTTGAACTTCGGGCATACGAGCGCGGCTTTACAAAACTTGCACCACGGCCCGTCATTGATCCAATCGGGGTGTACCTTACCCGTCGATTCAAATTCTTCCTCGCAGGTCGTGACGTCCATTGCCGCCGTCTTAAACCGCTGATCCCAAGCCCTCAGCTCTTTCATGCTCATGACGAATCGGCGAATGGTGTTACCCGATTCATGATAGGCGCGCGGCTGAATGACGACGAGTTCCACTTCCGAAAAGGCAAAGTCGTACTGGTACGCGACGGCAAGCGCATAGTAGGCAAGTTGGGGGTTTCCCTTCCCGTCTTTGCCTTCCGGGTTTACCGCGTAACCAGCACCGTACTTGAAGTCGATCACCGTCAGCCGATCAAAGAGCGAGACGATCGCCGCGTCGAGCGTTCCGAACTGACCCGGTCGGGTGAAGGGCGACGAGTCGACCCGTTGCTCGCAAAAGAACTCAGGATTACCGACGGCCTCTTTTCTCATCGAATCGATGATCTTCACCGTGTCGACGACGTGCTCTACCATATCCAAAGGATATTTCTTTTCATGCCGGCGGCGGATATCCGGGCGTTCCTTGCGCGGCGCCTGTAGCATTTCCTCGAGCAAACCATGCGCGGTGGTGCCTTCGATCGCATACGGGCTATCAGGCCCGTCAGGCATTGACCGCTCGAGTATGATCGAGCCGGGGCATTCCATCCAACGCTCGGATTTGCTGGCCCCTAACTCGGCATGCGCTTTTTCGGGCTCTACAGTACCCATTGTTTCGCCTTCAACGCCTTGATAAAGGTGTCGTGGTGCTGATTGCATTTTTGTATTTCTGCAAGCAACGCGTCACGCTTTTTGAAAAACTCTTTTGATACCGCCGTCAGTTCTTTTTGAGCTGCTTTGGTACGTGCATCGATATCCTTTAGATACCGTGACTTCGAGTCGGCAAAACTATCATTTTCATACTTCTCGACGATCGTCATAGTCACGTCACCCTTCGGAGAAAACTCATAATGAGTCGATGCAATTTCTGATAGCTTTTCTACGACTACCGTTTTCATATCAAACTCAACAACGGCAAACTCTTTAGCCTCGGCGTTGCTATCGAAAATCATAAGTTCTCGAGGGGGTGCGATATTAAGCCTACGAAAACCCGACCGGCCGTAATACTGATCATTCCTCCGTATCACGTACTTTCCGCGAGTCAGTGACGGGGGTATAGCTTTACGTTTCTTATCCTTAGTCATTGTCTTCCTAAAACCCCGAAGGTGTCATCCAAAGGCAATCATGTACGCTGAAAATTTCAGTATGCCAAATCGCCTTTTTACCTGACACCTTTTATGAAACACCGTAAAACATAGTCTCGGTTTTGTCTCTAACGCGGCCGTGCGCATCGATGATCCGGATCCGGCCGCCGGATAGTGTACGCTGAGATTAGGCTATCTTTTTAAGGCCAGCAATCGCGTCGGGCCAAAGCTTTTTCTTGAGGTCTTTAACCGAATCCGCCCCAAGTTTTTTGAGTACCTTCGTCGCGGCTTTACGTCGGTCTGCAGTCGTCGCAGCGGCTTGGAAAGCTTTGATTACGTGCTCAAACGTTAGCTCTTCCGGCTCGTCGTCATCGTCGGATTTAGACTTGCTGGCCTTTGCCTTTTTCGGTGGCGGGGTTTCTTCCTCGTCGTCTTCGTCTTCCTCGTCTTCCGATTCTTGGGCCTTCGCTTTGGCTAGGGCTACGGCTTTCTTTGCCGCCTCTTCCTTGGTAGGACGACCACCTTTATTTTTCTTAGGCGCCTCTTCCTCGTCATCGTCGTCAGAATCATCGTCTTCGGGTGGTGGCGATTTTTTCGATTTCTTAGGCGCCGGGGTTTCTTCCTCGTCGTCTTCGTCTACAGGTTTTTTCTTTGCCTTTTTCGGTGGCGGGGTTTCTTCCTCGTCGTCTTCGTCTTCCTCAACGGCCTTTGGTGCTTTCAGTGCTTTAGCTGCTGCAGGGGCTACGGCTTTAGTTTTGGTGTCAATCGTCACCGCGTCGTCAAACCATACGTTTGCAATATGGGAAACAACCCTTGCCAGTTTACGCATTTCTTCGTCGCTACTTGCCGTGATCTTAAATTCGATACCCATTTCCCTAGTCCTTTTTCTATATGTGATTGAGAAAAATTCTCAAGTTGTTACCACTCTGATTCTATTTCTCGAGGCGTTAAACCGCTCATGCGCTTACGCAAACACTCCGGGCATATATCGTATATGTATTCCGTTTTGCTACCAGAATCCGGATACTTTAAACCTTCCGTTATTACCGCCGAGCACTCTAAAAAATTAAAGTTAGCTCGATCGTTTTTCCATTTTGCATAATACGGATTAGGCCCCGGATCTTCCGCCTTTACCCCGCAATCGTCGCAAGTCAGTTCTAAAACGCGTGTACGTTCTTCAGGTTTCGAAAAATACTTTTCAGTTTTAATCATGACTCAGGCACCTTTTTCTAGTATCGCGATCGACTCGCGCTTATCGGTAAATGATTCGACCACGCGTTTATCAAGGCTATCCTGAAACACCACGTATTGAACGAGTACGGTTTCGTCTCGCCCTAGCCTATGCGCGCGGTCTATAGCTTGCCCGTTGACGCTTGGGTTCCATGAGTATTCCCCGAAGATAACCCGATCGGCCGCCGTCATGTTTAGACCTACACCCATTGATTGATAATTTCCTAAAAACAACCGCCGGATCTTTTTCTGAAACTCATTCACCTGGCGCTGACGATTCGGAATATTGGTGCCGCCCATGATTACGAAAGGTTTCCATTTCGCAAGTTGTCGCTCGAGTTCTTCGATCACTTCCCTATGAAACGCAAAGAGGATGATCGATTCTTTCGTTTCACTCAAAAGCGCGTCGACGTACTTTACGAGAAAAGGAACTTTATCGATACCAAGTAATCGCCTATATTCCGCGACGTGAAGATCGTCACCGCCTGACTTTGCCGCAAGTAGTTTTTTGACGAGGTCATCGTCAGACTTATAGCGTTTCCCTAAGGTGTCATCAATTGATTTAAGCCGGGGACTCATTCGCCCCGACACCATAAGTAGCTCTTCTATTTTCGGCGGAAAGTTTATACCGCTATCCTTTTTGAGAACGCGAAACATAAACTTTCCTGTAGGCGCGATAACCTTAGACCTTAGTTCTCGAACGCGATCGGGCGGCGATTTACCGTTAAGCGTCCACCCGAATTGTCCCCGGTACGCTCCGCAATAGTATTGGGCGAATTTCAGTCTAGTCATAAACTGAATCGTCTCAGGCGCCGCGTTAAAGAGCGTCGTATGCAAATCAAGAATACCGTTATCGGCTGGCGATCCGCTCATGTAGACGACGCGATCAAAACTCGATTGAAGGCCGCGCGGTATAATGAGTTTCCCGGCGTCCTTACGCTTTTTCATAGCGCCCTCACTCGTACCGTATAAAGCCTCAGACCGAGCGGCGTCCCAGTTTTTAAAGAAATGGGCCTCGTCGATAATAAGCAGCGAATCGTATTCGGCCCAAGTCCGGATGAAATCGCGCACGGTATCAAGTATTCCCGGCCGGCTTAGTAAACTCATGGGTACGAGCATGACGTCGGTTTTTAAAAAGTCGGGAAGTTTCTTTCCGTACACCGATACCTTTAAGTGCCCCGCCCACTTTCTAAACTCGTTCTTTACGTTCTCGATTAGGAAAGGTGGCAAGATGTAGACCACCGGCTTTCGGTGACGCTCGGCGACGAGCACGGCGACCGGCGTTTTCCCAAGCCCCATATCGAGCGCAAGGTATGAGCGGTTTCTTTGCATGCAAAAATCGAAACCCGTTCGCTGTATGCTATGAAGGGCAAAGCCTTTAGGCACGTTCGGGGGCGCTGGTTTTTCAAAGAGCCTGATATAGATACGATCGAGTTCCCGCCGCGCATCGTGATCGCAAAACTGATAGAGGCGATTCGCCGTTTGGCATGACCTCGTCACGTATTGCCCGTCGTGGTCGCGATAAAAACCGCCCGGTAGTTTTAACTCCCGATCGGCCGAGAAAATATATCGTCCGTTTTCATATGTAATCGTAGCGCCGGTCATACCGCTTGCCACCTTTTTATGATTTCAAGGTCTCGCATAAACACGTAGCTATCAATGTAAGCGTGTACGCGCGGTAAAGCAGTGGTGACGTGAGGATTGAAAGCGTAGTCGTCGACGCGAAAATCATCGAGTTCTTTGCGGAGTTTCCAAAAGCCTTGAAAGGCCGAGGCGTCGGGCGTCTCTTCTTTGATAACCCTCAAGGTGCCCTCGAGGAAATAATCTTCTACTGAAAACCTCGCGAAGAACGTTTTGAGCGGGTAGACTTTCCAATAGGCGGAAACCCTTTTCAACGCGGCCGACGCAGATACTTCGCTGAGTTCCCCAAGGTATTTATGAGTGACGTGAAGGCGGTTAGGATCCGGCTCGGCCCTAAACGTAAACGCCGTCCAGTAAAGACCTTTGGTGTCAGTCATAAATCAGTTGTTCCAATTTATTGTATATTTCAGCGATCAGATCGATCGGATCCTGTTTCACGTACTCATGCTCGCAAAGATCACCGCTACCGTCAGCATAAGCTACAGCCCCGTCGCTGGTCTTTATTAGGACTTCGATATTTCCGGTGCCCTTGATAAAGGCCAAAAACCTTTGGGGCCTACTCTTTCTAGGCGAAGGGGTTTCGATATTCATTTCGGTTTCTCTTCGCATTCGTCTTCGTCCGGAAAATCGTACATAGCTAACCGCTTAACGCCTTCCCCGAAAGCCCGCCACCGAAGGTAATGTTTTTTCGGGTCATAACTTCTACTCAAGACCCCTCGGTCTTTCAAAAGGGATATCGCATCTAAAACATTTTCAGGTAAACCAACCATAGCTGATCGTCTGAGTTCTATAAGCCTCGCGCGTTCTTCCTCGATATTCATTTCGGTTTCTCGCCGCATTCGTCGTCTTCGTCTTTGAATTTTTCGCGATTGGATTTAAGTCGTTTACTCATTGCATTTGCTGCAGCACGATAAGTAGGTGCCGTTTCCGCAAGTCGTGCTTCAATATACGCGGTGACGTGAGTTATATCGTGAAGTAATTCACCGTCGCGCCTTGTTTCAGTTTTCCGATTTAAACTCCGTAGCATATCAGTAGTCCATTCTTTAAGGACTTCTTGCACGTTATTCAAATAAGATCGCGGTATTTCTAAGTGAACCAAACCGATCAAATCTATTTCAATTTGTTTTTTCATTTCGGTTTGCTCGCGCACTCGTCGACGTGAAAGTCTTTTCTGCAGGGTTTACACTTTACCCAGCCGTAGCCGAGAAGTTTTCCTTGCACGATTTCCACTTTAATTTCCGCGCCACAACCCGGGCAATTTACGAGCCTTGACGAATCCTCTTCGGAGAATTGCCTACGCTGATTACCCTCGGCCTCGGCCCTCTTAATTTGAACGCCCTTAACCATTTCGAGTTGTTGCTGAAAGGTGAGTTTCACGCGTGGGCGTTTCGGATCGAGGTTTTTATTTTTAGGTGTCACTACCGTAATGTTTTTCAGGTCCATATATTATGGCCTCACCGTGGGAAACAAAGTTTTTAGACTTCACCTCCTTTACACGCGTTCCTTTGGAGCTGTAAACAAAATTAATAGAAACTTCAAAAAATAAATTTTCACACTTGATCTTTCATTGGCTTAAGGTCTTTACTCGCTCTTACAAATAAAAACTAAGTGCAATGCACCTTGAACTTAAGGCGGAGTAAAATACATGACACCGGATAGGAAAGAGTTTCAATCCTGGGTGATAGAGCAAGGCGGGCCGAGCAATGTCGCTGCGATGATAGGCGCGAGCGTTGGTGCTGTGAACCGTTGGTACTATCAATACAGTATCCCAAGCGTCTCGAGCATGACGAAGCTGATCGAGGTTTCAAACGGAAGACTTTGCTACAACAAAATTATTGATTCATTGTTACCACTCGTAAAAAACTAGCGCGACCGAAAAACGAAAGGATTCGTTGAACGATGAACGATAAAGTTTTCCTAGAGGCTAAGCGCCTATACGATCTAGGTTTTCCCGTGCTTTGGATAAAGAAAAATTCTAAAGCACCGGCCGGCGGTAGCGGCTGGCAAGAACGCCGTGACGATTGGGCAACGCTCGCGAAGACCTACCAAAAAGGCTTTGGTGTCGGTTGTCAAACGGGCAAGAACGCCGAGCTACCATCGGGCCGTTTCCTCGCTATGATCGACCTCGATTTAAAGTCGCGTGATATGACCCACCGAAACGAGGCTAAGGCGGCTTTCATCGCAGCGTTTGGCGAGGATATCCTGAAAGCCCCTTGCGTTGAATCAGGCAACGGTAGGCGCTACCTACTGACGACACGCGAGCCGGTCGATGCTTTCAAAGGCCCAAAGTCTGAGGCCCGGGTCAGAGTATTTATGCCGTCCCTCGTAGGCCGAGCCGATAAGGGCAAAGTAGACCCGTCGGTAGAGTCGGGCGAAATTACCCAAGCCGAATATGATAAGGGCTGGCGGATCAGACCGGCATGGGAAATCGATATCATGGGCACCGGGCGTCAAGGTGTCCTACCCCCTTCCCTTCACCCTGACACTGATTCTTTATATGTATGGAAAAATAAGCTGGCCAGTGAGGACGATCTACCGCGTCTAAAACCCTCCATGCTTAAAGCACTAGGCGCGGTCACGTCTAAGTCAACTGGCGGTAGCGATAAGGTGCGATCGGACGCGCCAGCATTCGAGCCGGTGCCCTATAACCTCTTTGGAAACGCAAACCTTTCAGACGAAATGATCGAACTTATTCAGTCGGGTCAAGAACGTGACGAAAACGGTAAGCTATTCCACGTAAATAAAAGCGATAAGCTTTATTCGGCGTGCATGGCTCTTATGCGCGCGGGGTTTTCCGATATGGAAATCCTGACGATTCTAACTGATAAAGATAATGTATTGGGGGCTACGGCCTACGCGCCAGAGCATAGAAATACGAAGAATCGAAGGAATGCCGCGCAATGGGTGTATCAATACACGCTACTCAGGGCGAGGAAAGAAGTATCGGGCGATAGGGTTTTTGAAGGGATACCGATCGGCCCGACACCAAAACTTAATAAAGAAAAAACTAGGGAACAGCTTAATGAAGTAACAGCACGGCCTTGGAAAAACCAGCTAAAACGTAAAGCTCCGCCCAAAGGTGCCGAGGATTTCGTCCAAGGCCCTATACTTCCCCTTATCGAGAACATAACTCTCATTATAGAAAACGCCGTTTCGCCACTTGCCCTTAAGCGTAATGAGTTTAAAAACTGCGATAACCTTGGTGCGCTCGTGCCTTGGGATGAAAACGCGAGGATAGGGGACGAGGTAAAAGATGACGATATACCGAGAATCCAACGGTGGCTATCGACTACATGGGGTTTTGAACCAACAAAAACAACCGTAGAGGCGGCGCTTACCTGTATCGCTACCGACAATAAATTTCATCCGATCAAAGATTACTACGATAATCTTCCCGCTTGGGACGGCAAGCCCAGGCTCGACACCTTTCTTGCGGATTATTTTGGTTGTGAAGAGGATGCGTCCTATCTATCCGCCCTATTCCGTAAATGGATGCTCGCCGCGGTCTGGCGGATCTACGAGCCCGGCACGCAGTTTGACCATATGCTCGTCCTTCAAGGTAGAAAGGGACTTCGTAAGTCGACCTTCGGCCGCGTGCTCTTTGGTGACGAGTATTTCACCGACGATATTCCGGAACTTAAGAAAGGTGCCGACGCTGCGCTCGCACTCGGCGGAAACCACTGCGTAGAATTTTCGGAACTATCGCACCTTCGTCGTGATCAGATAGATATCGTTAAAGCCTTTATTACCCGAAGAATCGATAAGGTTCGGCCGCCCTACGGAAGACGTTTCGTCACTCGTATGCGATCGAATGTTTTGCTCGGTACGGTGAACGACGATAACTTTCTCGTTAAAGATAGCGAAGACGATCGCCGCTTTCAAGTGGTGGTGGCGCTCAAACTACTTAATATAAAGCGTCTAAAGCGTGAGCGTGATCAGCTTTGGGCCGAGGCGCTGCAGCTCTACCGTTTCTCAGACGAGAAAATTTTCCTATCGCGTAAGCATGAAGACTATGCGTCGTCGAGACGAAAATCCCACCTCATAGAAAACGAATCCGATGCGATGATTTTTGCGATTTTAGATGCTGTCAAAACTGACTACTTGAATAACCATTTTGACGCTATACTGAGTGGGCATTTTTCAGTGCATGACCTCTTCCGAGAGGGGTGGCCACTCCAAAAATGGAGAGGTTTAAGTGGAAGAGAAATAGGTTTCGCCACCGCGTCCTTGAGAAAAATAGGTTTTGAAAACGTCCGAACTAAAAACGCCCGATACTGGAAACTCCCAAAAGAACTCATCGACGCGATAGTTAAATAGGTTTTAAAACCCAAAAGGTGACGGGGTGGTGACGGGGTCAGAGGTTATTTTGAGGTTTTCGGGTAGGTTTCTCAAAAGGGTTTTTCAGTCTATAAAAATAGATATAAAAACCCTTTCCTCGAAAACCTCGGGTGACGGGGTGGTGACGGGGTCTGATTTCCCGGTAACTGGCACCATATAAGGGTTTGAGGGTTATTGGTGACGGTGACGGGGTCTTTCTTTGAGAGACTATAGAATTTTTAATAGGGTAAAATAACCCCCCGACACCATACCCCGAAACCTAGTTTCTATAGAAATCCTGTAGGAAGTCTTCTAGGCGGACGGTGTCACCCCCGTCACCAATAACCCTCAAACCCTTGGTGTTCTAAGGTTATAGCGGGTGACGGGGTACCCTTAGACCCCGTCACCTTTTGGGCCCTACCCCGTCACCGGCCTTGGTGCTCTAGGCGTTGCGGACTTTAGGTACCCCGTCACCCGTAAAAGCACCAAGTTTTTATGACACGACAACTAAGTTTTTTCTGCATAGATTGGTGTCGATAAAAAAGAGCCAAAAAATGATCAAAAATCGTGTTGAATTTTCAAAGGATTGAAGATGCGAATTACGAGTAAGAAAAAAACAAAACGTGAGCGTGACGATGATAGCGACGAAAAAAAATTGAAGAGACGACGGTCGCGCGCCGCTCGAGCGAAGGGTCATACTTTCGAAAGAGAATGCGCGATCATGCTCCGTGAGTTTTACCCCGACGCACGCCGCCTTTTGGAAAACCATCGAGACGACGCAAGAGGTGTCGACTTACTCCATACTGGCCGGTTACGAATTCAATGCAAGCGTCGAATTGACTACTCGCCCGTTTCCACCATCGCCGAGATCCAATGCGACGAGCTGATAGCCGGGGAAATACCCCTGTTAGTCACGTCAGGCGACGGTAAGCGCCCGATGGTGGTATTGAGCCTTTCAGACTTCATCGCGTTCTTGCGCGATCTACAGGCCGCTGGTACGCTTCCGTAAATTTTGACTTAACTGCTATAATGAGGTACGTCATATGGTGGCGCATGTAAAAGAGCTGGCCCCTAGCCCTACGAACCCGCGAGTCGTGACTGAGGAAAAGCTTAAACAACTCGGAAAGGCTATCGATGCTTTCGGTGATTTATCCGGTATCGTTTTCAATCGAACTACTAAAACCATTGTTAGCGGTCATCAGCGTGCTAAGGTCTTTGGGCCCGATGCTAAAATCACGATCGAGAAGAATTACCAAAAACCGTCAAGAACGGGAACAGTTGCGGAAGGTTTTGTCCTGGTATCAGGGGAACGCTACAAGTATCGTGAAGTATCATGGGATAGCGTTACAGAAAAAGCAGCGCGCCTGGCGGCGAATAGAAATGCTGGCGATTGGAATAACTCTTTGCTCGCTAACGACCTTCGCGATATCGCAGATATTGGTTTAGATTCTGATCTTTCCATGTTCTCGAAAAAAGAACGCGATAAGATCTTTGCCGGCCTTGATAAAAAGCCAAAAACTGAAAAATCACGCTCAGCATCCGGTGACGTGAAAGAAATCAAATTGTCCTTTACCGCAGAAAATTATGAAACCTTTTTAGAAAACATTGAATATTTCCAAAAAATATTGGAAGTTGATTCTATAACCGACACCATTATTGAGGTTTTGCAAAGCGCCCGGGCGGCCCAGGAAGGTGACGTGAGTGACGAAGAAGAGTAGTTTAAAACTAAAGCCCTCGTTCAAAGACGATATCGCCAGTAAAAAGCGTGAGCGTTTTGAGCTAAGGCACGGTGATAGTTTAAAGGTTTTGAAAGATATTAATCCTAACACCTTCGATTCTATCGTAACCGATCCGCCCTACGGTCTTTCCTTTATGGGAAACCGTTGGGACTATGACGTCCCAAGCGTTGAGCTTTGGCAGGAATGCCTTCGCGTGCTTAAGCCAGGCGGTTATCTACTGGCGTTTAGCGGGACGCGCACATATCATCGAATGGTTGTTGCGATTGAAGACGCAGGGTTTGAGATTTGCGATCAAATGCAATGGTTATACGGTAGGGGTTTTCCAAAATCGCACGATATTAGCAAGGCTATTGATAAACAATTTGGTGTCGAGCGTGAGGTTATTGGTACTCGTGAAGTTGTCGATATGCGTGGCGGAAATTATAACGCACTAGAAATAAAAAAGATGCAGATGAAAGTTTTAGGCGACCCTGTAACCGCCGCCGCCGCCGCTAAGTGGGACGGTTGGGGAACTGCTTTAAAACCTGCAAATGAGCCTATATGCGTGGCTCAAAAGCCTATCTCTGAAGACACGATAGCAAAGAATGTTTTGATGCATGGAACGGGTGGGCTGAATATTGATGCGAGTCGAATTGGGGATAGTGGCGGCGTAGGTAATGTAATTGGGCAAGGTGAATTGCAATCGGATGGCTGGGGGACAAGAAAACCTATTTTTGATGATTCAACTAGAGGCCGCTTCCCAGCCAACATTTTGTTCGACGAATACGCGGCTGGGGTTTTGGATGAGCAGAGTGGGATTTTAAAGTCAGGGGCAAACCCAACTAGACGATCCTCTGATAAATTTAGAAGCGCTTACGGAGAATTTAAAGGTGAGGAGGAGTGTATCCCAGCCCGCGGTGCCGACTCAGGCGGCGCCTCACGCTTTTTTTACGTCTCTAAACCTTCGGCCGATGAAAAGCATAGTGGTCTCGATGAAAGTAACTTTCATCCAACCGTGAAACCTATAAACCTTATGCATTATCTTATACGGCTCGTAACGAGGCCAGGCGGAACGGTGTTAGACCCTTTTATGGGTAGCGGCTCGACGGGTATTGCCGCTATCAAAAACGATTTTAAGTTCTTTGGTATTGATCAGGATAAAGAGTTCTTCGAGTTAGCGAAGGCACGCATCCAAGGTGTCTATAGGATTAAAAGGAAATAGCTAATGCCAGAAATCCCATCGACTTTCGTCAGCGGTTTAGTCTACGGTTTCGGTTTTTGGATCGCCGCCGTGGTAGTTATTTTAATCTTCAAAAGCGTTGGTATCACTGCTTTTTGAGTTTCCCAAAAATTCAATGAGTTTATCAGAGATTGGAGGTTTAATAGGTTTATGGGCAGACCAAAAGGATCGAAAGATTCATCACCAAGAAAAAGTCCAGGCACTCGAAAAATGACGAATAAACAAAAACGCGATCGTGCAAAACTAAAAGCCGAGCGCGCGGAGTTAGATGCGCGAAAAGAAAAGGTGTCTGCTAAAAAGCCTATAAAACAAGCGGAAAAAACAACCCTCGGTGATCGTGCTAAGGGTTTGTTTGATGGTGAAACTGAAAAACCATTGAGCGGTAAACAGAAAAGTTTGCTCAATCTAAAAAAATTCAATAAAGGCATAAGTCCTAATCCTGGCGGCGTTCCAAAATCACCGGAAGCGATCGAAAACAGGGAAACTCGTAAGCGCTTTAAGACCCTTACGAATAAGGACTTTAAAGAGCTTACGAATCTTTTGATCGATGGTGACGTTGAAGAGCTAAAAGTCGTCGCGAACGAAAGATTGAACGGCGTAAAGTCTTCCGGAAAATACTCGGCGTTGCAAGTTATGACGGCGACCGTTGCGCTCAATATCATGAGCAAGGGATCAGCTCACGATTGGGATATATTTCTGAATCGATTGATTGGCAAAGTGAAAGAGACTGTAAAAATAGAGGATTCAGCGCATGCAAGCTTACGTGGTGTCGTGCATGTAATGATCCCTTCCAACGGACGCGAGGCAAAACCAGCATGAAATACTTGGTTTTAACTGATAACCATAACGAAAAAGTACGAATCAATTTTGATTTGGTTCGCGAGTATCACCGTGAATCAGATAGTAGGCTTACAACGGTGATAATCGTCACGCCGTTTACCTCAAATCAAGTTTACGTCCAGGAAACGCCCGAAGATATCGATTGGATGCTTTCCAAAGAGGGGAACGTCGTCTCGATAGGCGTGATCGCAAAACCGTCGACACCTGGCGGGGGCGGCGGATCCGGTGCGACGGCCGAGAACCATGAAAACCTTACTGATACGCTCGATGAAATCGATAAGGTGTCAGCTAGAAATTACGAAGAGACTTCAAACCCCTTGCACTTCTAAGGATTGACACCATGTTTATCGACACCATCGACCTCAATTGTAATCGTCCTATCCGCCTTAACCTCACGATGAAATCAAAGATTCTCTATATCGAATCTTTCGGCCCAATGCTTTCAAAGATCATTTACGAAAACAAAGAATCGCTGAAAGTGCCTATCGGGGCTGAGCGCCTCGAGGAACTGTTTAACGAATACGATCCGCAATCGTCGGTATCGTTTGCGTCCGATAAGTTCTCGCCGCGCAATATACTCGATAGCCAATCGATCAGCCCGCGGTCTACGAAACCAATCGAAGAGCATCCGAATCGTAAACATAAAAAACATAACGAAGAGTCGTGAGCAATGGGTATCGAAGAAAACCCGAATGACCTCGTCACCGCAATAAAAATTCTAGCTGAGGAAGTCGAGTACAAACGTAAAAAACTCGACTTCGATGCGTTGCTCGCAGTACGCAAAGCCGCGGCCGAAGTAAGCAGGTGCTTTGCTGAGTTTAACGACGGGAATATGAATCAAGTGGCATTCGGTGCGATAGGTGAGGCAATCGATTACCTTGACAACGCGCTTTACCATACGCGCATGATCGAGCCGAAACTAACCGAGTATTTTACTGGCGATGAAATTGACGAGTACATGCAAATCGATTGGGCAAAACCGGGTGAGGATAGATCGATGAATATAGCAGTCGTTTATTGCGAGGCGTGTAAGCACAACCACCAAATAGAATTGCCCGAAGGCGCTTTGCAGCTCGACGATGAATCAGTCATGGAAGGGATCAAACGCTTTCACGATGCAAACAACGTTAAGGTGTCACCTACGTGAGTAATCCGGCTGAGGAAATATTCGAAGAACCGATTATAACCATAGCGCCTCAGCCCGGGCCGCAAACTCAATTTTTAGAAACCGTTGCTGATATTGCAATCTTCGGCGGCGCGGCCGGTGGTGGGAAAACGTTTTCACTTTTGCTCGAACCACTTCGTCATGTAAATAACCCAAAGTTTTCCGGCCTTATCTTTCGTAGATCATCGGTACAAATCCGAAACATCGGTGGTCTATGGACTGAATCGACTCAACTCTACCCGATTCTTAACGGCGAACCGCGTACTGCGATGCTCGACTGGACGTTTCCGAATCCGATCGATCCGGAACTCGGCGGCATGATCATGAAATTCGCTTACCTCGAGCGTGACGCGGACGTTTATAACTTCCAAGGCGCGCAAACACCCTACATCGCATTCGATGAGCTGACCCACTTTTCCGAGTTTCAATTCTTCTACATGCTATCGCGCCTTCGATCGACTTCGGGCGTTCCCGGTTACGTGCGCGCGACGACTAACCCCGACGCTGATTCTTGGATTCGTCAGTTTATCGATTGGTGGATTGACGAAGACGGTTACGCAATACCTGAAAGAAGTGGTGTCATCCGTTGGTTTATTCGGATGAATGACGAAACGCTTTGGGGTGATTCGGCCGAAGAATTGAAAATGCTCTACGGATCAAAGCAAGTTCCAAAGTCGTTTACTTTCATCGCTGCAAAGTTGAGCGATAACAAAATACTCATGGAAAAAGATCCGAGTTATTTCGGTTCGCTCATGACTCTTCCGCAAATCGAACGTGAGCGATTGTTAGGCGACGAAATAAAAGGCGGTAATTGGAACGTACGCCTTGCGTCGGGCATGCTATTTAAGCGCGACTGGTTTACCTTGCTCGATACCATTCCTGAGGGGTGGGTAGAATGCGTTCGCTTTTGGGATCGCGCAGCTACCAAGCCAAACCCCAAAAACACTGACCCCGACTGGACACGCGGGGTAAAGCTTTATCGCTACAGGGACGGCAATTACGTTGTCGGGGACGTCAAGTCAATTAGGGACACTCCCGGTCAAGTTGAGCTATTTATGAAAGAAGTGGCGGAAATGGACGGCCGCCGCGTGAAAATCGTTTGCCAGCAAGACCCAGGATCGGCCGGTGTTTCCGAGGCCGAGTATATGGTTAGACGCCTTGGTGCGTTTGAGGTTCGCGTTAAGATATTGAGCAAAGACAAGGTCACGCGCGCAAAGCCCGTCTCAGCTCAATCAGAATTCGGGTTTATCAAGGTATTGCGGGCACCGTGGAACCAGCCCTTCTTTTCCGAATTGATAAGCTTTCCTGACGGCAAACACGATGATATCGTCGATGCACTATCAGGTGCCTATAACGAAATGCCAAACACGGTGTCGACGCTCGACGCTTACCGGACGCAAGGAAAAAACTATGGGAAAAAAGAAACGCGGCCCAATCATAATACCAGTGCAAACGCCGAAGTCCCCGGCGGTTATTCCTGAGGTTACGACTGATAGCCCGATGACCGGCGTGCAAAACTCGGATCCGGGCGCCTATGGTTTTCAG